GCATTTTACATCATCAATTTTAACAAGAGCAAATAGATTATAATCAGCAGGGTAATGGGCTGCTAAATAACTTGAGGTTTTACCTCCGCTTAAACTATTTATTGTTTTCATCAATTAATTATTTCCCATTCAAATTTACCCTTAATATTCCATTCCACCAAAGGCATTATCAAATCGTGTTTATCTTTTCGCCTAAAGTAAACGTGGTCAATCTTGCGACCACCGATTGCAATAAAATCAATCTTAACAAAAGTTATAACCTCTGTGCCATTAGTGTAGCGTGTGTTGCGTGTCATACGATTGTCATTTTCCAGTTAGTTAATTCGTAGTGGGGTAAATCCTTGAACGATTTAAAATTACCACCCCAAGTTAGCTTGTTGCTATGTGTTTGCAGCAATTCCCAAAACTCTTTGAAATGCTTTGCAGAGTAGTCTAACTCACGTTTACCAACCTTTACAAATGCTATGTCAAAGGCTCTGGAAGGGTAGTGGTTATGGGGTGACTGCGAGGCTCTGGCTTGCGTGATTTTCGGTCGCTTATGATAATAAACTTCCTGCATTGCATTGTTTCTGTAAGTGCAAACTATGATCACGTGAACATCGTTGTGTGTTGCATTGAATTGCGCTTCTGCTTTCTTGTACGCATTAGAAAGTGTTGGGTGTAAATCCTCAATTAATCTCGATTCGTATGGCTTACTTTCATCTTTTGGTTTCATATTGTTTTGTTATAATTTTCGTTGTAGTAATCATCTGCTAATTTAATATCATCTGACATAAAGCCTTTTCTATAAGTATCAATTATCTGCTTTTTTTCCATTGCTAACAGTTCGGTTGCGATGTCATCATTAACACTAACTAATGCTTTTCGATACTCTACTTGAAAAGGGTTTGATGTAAATTCAAGTTTATCAATTATTTCTTGATTTCTGTCAAATAAAATCTGCATTGCTGTTTGTTTCATATTATTATTTTTTAAACAATAGCATTCGTGTATGTCATTTGAGCCATAACACGCACAACTATTTTGTTTCATATATAATTACATTTAGTCATTTTACGAATCATTTTTACTTCTTTACTTACGTGGCAACTATTGAATAGCAACCACATTATTATTATTAAGAAACGGATAGGTTGTAGTATAAGCGTGTAAATGTAGCGCATATATGTTAGTTATGTGCAATGTTTAAAGAACCCTTCGCCATGACAATACTTGCATTGAACTTGAATAGGGTTAGGGTTTCCGCAACAGCTTCCGTATTTTTGAATATAATCTACATTCCAACAGCAATCGGGTTCAGTCAATGTTCCAGTTCCTTCACAAACACTGCACATAACAGCACCTACCAAAAAGGCGGGGTTCTGTAGTTCATTGATATTTTCGTTTTCTAACATAATTTTATTTTTAAATTGATAATTTCGTTTTCTAAATCCCGCCCTTCTGGTAGCTGCATCACGTTAGCAGTAAGTTTATGACAACCATTCTGCATAATCCTCTTTTGACATTTCAATCCAACTTTCAATTACAGCCGATATTTTCCACATAGGCTCATCGTATCTATTAGAAACTTGCTCAATAGCTTTAGCTTTTACATATTCTTGCTTTGGGAAACCTTTTGATTTTATACACAAGTTTCCTTTTCCTTCTCGATTTTCACACCAATAGGAATATACAAAAAAGAAAAACCTACTGCTAACAGCACCTAAACAAGATGGCTGGCTTTGTGCTTCGTCTGAAAGTTTGTTGTTTAAATTATCCATTGTTCTTCGTATTAAGTTTCGAGGTATTAATCAGCCACCTCGTTTAGCTGCCAACCGTTAATAAATCCTTAAATTCATTATCTTAATATCCATAGGCACTTCTATGCCCTCTACACCATCTTTCTCTGCGTAACTGTTAAGTTGGTAACCAATCGGAAATGAACGCTTTGGTGCTACTCTAAAAGCATAACCATCGTTAGCTTTACATTCAATGTAATATCCCCAGTGCAACGCAACCGATACCTTTTCGCCAATCTCGAATCTGCCTAAACGCTGGATAACTCTTTTTCCATTAATATACGCATAGAAATATAGCACAATGTAAGTGTCTTCTTTGCGGATGCCTAACCTAATGCTATTCCAGTGATGCCAACCTCTTGAAAAGCCTATGACTTTCTGCACTCCTTCGCTTTTCGCGATATCAGGTACAATAAATTCGCAGGTTAACTTGGTAGGTTTGTAAAATAGTTTCATTTCTTAAGCCATTGCTGCATAAAACCTGCTCCGCACACCGCACTTGTTAGCGAGGCACAAAAGGATAGTGTAAACGTAAGCAACTCGGAATTGCCAAAGAAAACTCCAGTCATTGCGAATTTGATTGCCCAAAATGACATAAATAGGGCTGATAATGCCCATAAGATAAGTGATAGTTTTGTTTTCATAATTATAAGTTTTCGGGATCTAATTCTTCGTTTAATAATTGTTCTAATTTAGGGCTCAAATGTACTGGTGTTTTTCCATTCGTGATGTCGGTAAGCACCCAACCGCCTCTAATGTTGTTTTCGCGGTCATCTTCTTCATACTCCCAATGCAATGTTAATGTTGTTTCCATAGTTATTAGTTTTAAATTTTGGCAAATATAAAACAAAAATAATTAACAAACAATTTTATTTTAATAAAAATTTATAGTAGGTTTGCCGAAACTTTTAAAAACTAACAATATGACACAAAAATTATTTAGATTAGAATTTAACGAAAAGCAACAAAACTTTCATTTAGACAATGGAACTCACAAGGAAAACACTTATGGATGGGTAACAATAACTGAATATTGCACAGATTTAGAATTTAAGATATTAGAATCTTATGTTAGGATTAAGAAAAATAAATTATCAGTTTTTTATGTTAAAAAATCTCTTAAAGAATTAGATCAATTTATGAGCAATTTAATGAAGTATAATATTACTATTGATAAAATATCTAAAAACTAACAAAATGAAAGCACTAATTCAAAAACTACTCTTTGGTTATAGACCAAACCCGAATGCCATTGAACCAAAACGTGGCTCAATATTAAAGTACAAAGGTCATAATGCAGAAGCCATACATTCTGCACTTGTATTACTTAAATTCAATTTGGAAAATGCAAAAAACTAAAACTAAACGCAAACTTGGCAGAGCCATTTGTGATTCATACATTCACGTTCCAAAACCTGCTACAATAACGCAACAACATTGGGATGTCTGGCTAAAATACAATAGTGGTCTAACATCAGTTGAATGTGCTATGGTCTTTGGCATCAAAGTACACGAAATAACCAGTATAATCTCTGGCATTGTTGAAAGATTAAAGAACAAAAGCAAATTAGCAGAAGACTGGAGCGAAGACTTTGCAACTGTGCAGGCTGCAATGGAATTCAAACAACGAATTGCAAATAACATTTATATGGCTATCCGGAAAGCTAAAAAAGAAAATACAAATCAATTATTAATAATGTCAGAACTATGATGGAATTGAATAAGATATACAATGAAAATTGTTTAGATACAATGAAACGTATGCCAGATTGTTTTATTGACTTAACAGTTACTTCGCCACCTTACGATAATTTGAGACAATATAAAGGATTTAGTTTTCCTTTTGAGGATATTGCCAAAGAATTGTTTAGAGTAACTAAAGATGGTGGTGTGGTTGTTTGGGTAGTTGGAGATGCAACAAAAGATGGATGCGAAAGTTTGACATCATTTAAGCAAGCTATTTATTTTGTTGAAAATTGTGGTTTTAAATTGCACGATACAATGATTTATTCAAGCAGAAAACCACCATTAACACATAATAGATATGAGCAAGAGTTTGAGTATATGTTTGTTTTTAGCAAAGGAAGACCAAACACATTTAACCCTATAAAGATAAAAACAAACTTTGCTGGAGATGTAAAAAAGTTTAATCACGGCAAAATTACAGACGCTAAAAAAGAGAAAGGCGATGCAGTTAGATGGAGAGATGAAAAGCTAACTGTAAATGAAACAAGGATTAAAGGAAACATTTGGGATTATGCAACAGGAATGAACGGAAGCAGTAAAGATGAATTAGCTTTTTTGCATCCAGCTATATTTCCCGAAAAACTTGCTGAAGACCATATTGTAAGTTGGAGTAATGAAAATGATATAGTTTACGATTGTTTTGGTGGAAGTGGAACAACTGCTAAAATGGCTCACAAATGGAAACGTAACTGGATATTGTCAGAGATATCAAAAGAATACTGCGATATAGCAGAAAAAAGATTAAAACAATATTTAACACAAACAACACTATTTTAATATGATAAATAAACCAACACCCCAACAACTACAAGAAATTTACGATGCTATCAAGCAAATTAACCTTGAAAGAGTGCAAACCTATGGAAGAAATGCAGGTAAAGGCGCATTCGTGACCATTGGTGAAAAGTGCTTTATGACCCAAGAACAAGTCAAAAACATCCTCCGAAATCGTGTTGCTAACTGGAAGCCACAACATTTTAAGGTCTATAACCTTGCAAAGCGATATGTTAAAATATGTTAACGGATATAAAATAAACCTAAAATAAATTTGTAGGTTAAAAAAGTAGTTGTAGATTTGCACTCAACAAATAACAATTACTAATTTTAAAAACTAACAAAATGACACTAACAGAAAAAATCAACAACAACCCTTACTTAAAAGTAAGCAATTGCACAGACATTGCAGACCTTGAAACAGGAATAGATAATCTTAAAAAACTTGATGCAGAATTTGGAGAAAATAACAAAACACTTTTAAAACTTTGGGCAAAGTTTTTAGACAAGAAAAATAAGTTAGAGGCAAAAACCTCTAACTCTAATATGTTAAGATAATTACAAACCCAATAAAACAAACTAACAATGCAATCAATAAACGTAATAACAAAGGTGTCTACACTTACAACGTGGCAAATCGAAAATTCTAAAGAACGCATAGAATATGAATCAGAAAGCGAAACGTTCTATGTATGGAATAAAGATGGAGAAATAACTGCTTCAATCGAACTTAAAGATGCATTCTGGACAATGCAATTATGTGACCTTGCAGTATCTAATGACAAACACGAAATTAACTTGCAATTCAACGATTACATCCCGCACACCTCATTCTTATCAATGGTATTAACAGATTTCTTACACAAAAACAAATAAACAAACAATTATGACAATCAAAGGCACGATTAAGCGCATTGGCGCAACAGTATCAGTAAGTGATGGTAAATTCTCAAAGAGAGAACTAATCCTAACAACCGCAGACCAGTATCCACAAATAGTTTCAGTTGAACTACAACAGAAAGCCTGCGCACTTGCAGATTCTTTATCAGTTGGTCAAGACATTGAAGCTCACATTAACATTCGTGGGCGAGAGTGGACATCACCGCAAGGTGAAGTTAAGGTTTTTAACACTATAGTGTGTTGGAAAGTGGATAGTAATCCGTTTACGGAAGCAGCACCAAGTAATAATCAAGAAGTACCATTTTAATAACCCTTAAAAACTAACAAAATGAACACACAAGTTTCAATCGTACAACAGTTGCCAATATCAGAATTGATGAATTTGGCGAAAGCATTCGCAGAAAGCGGAATGTTTGCAGACACAAAATCAGCAGCGCAAGCAATAGTTAAAATTCAAGCAGGGCAAGAAATTGGAATTCCTCCATTTGCTGCTATGACTGGTATCCATATCATTCAAGGTAAGCCGACAATAGGAGCAGGTTTAATTGCATCAAGACTTAAAGGGAGTGGAAAATATGACTATCGTGTAGTTGATGCATCTGAAAAGGTTTGCAGCATTGATTTCTATCAAGGTAATACAAAAATAGGTAATAGCACATTCACCATTGAGGATGCAAGAAAAGCACTTACAAAAAACATTGATAAGTTTCCTAAAAATATGTTATTCGCGCGCGCAATAAGTAATGGTGTGAAATGGTATTGCCCAGACATCTTTAGTGGGCCAGTTTACGTTCCAGAGGAAATGCAAGTAGTAACAACTGAAGAGGCTACACACGTTGAGGTTGACACAACTATTGATGAAATCATTAATGACATTCAAGTGTGTGTTTCACTTGATGAAATCAAAGCGGTATGGAAGAAATTAACACTTAACCAGAAAACAGACCTACGAGTATTAGCAGCAAAGGATGATATGAAAACCAAATTAACACCAGCAAACTAATGAAGATATCTATCTATAACATCGAACAAAATTACAATCAATTAGCAGAGCAGTTAATTGACAACGATGGTGAATTAACACCAGAATTAAGTGAGCAGTTAGCAATCACTGAAGAGCAAATACAAAACAAATCAGTAGCCTATTCATTTGTTATTAAGCAAATGGATGCAGATGTTGAAATTATTGATGCTGAAATAAAACGATTGCAGGCAGCGAAAAAGCAGCGTGAGAAAGCAAGTGAATACCTTAAAGACCGCATAAAACACGCAATGGACACATTCCAGATTGATGAGATTAAGACACCTTTAGTAAAAATCAACTTTCGTAAATCGGAAACAGTTGAAGTGGATGATGTAAACCAACTGCCATCACTTTACAAGGTGGTAAAAGTAACAGAACAAGCCGATAAGGCAGCAATTAAGGCAGCACTTAAAGATGGTGTTCAAGTTGCTGGTTGCAGTATAGCAACACATCGTAATTTGCAGATTAAGTAAAAAACAATTGCCCATAGCACCTAAAATAGCTATGGGCTTTATTATGACTATTCCGCAACGCTGCAACACATTGAGAGCCGAATTATTTACAATATAGAATATAAAAAAATGGTAAAATATTATTTTTTAATTTTTTTGGGTTTCAATGTGTTGTTTTTAGCCAAAAACAGATTATATAAAGTGTTTATATCAATGTTTATAAGTAATTAATACGCACCACATCAATACGTTTCAAAGTGTTAGATTTGTTGCACAATCAAAAAAAAATAAAATGAACTGTCACAAAATTGAAAAAGTGTTGCGAGAACAAACCATTAATATGTTCTCAAAAGAGTGGTATCAAACCACATCTTTAAAAATAGCTAAAAGTATTGAAGCACCATCACCAAAAAATGGAGGTGTTTACTTAAACTTTTCGATAAAGGATATGCAAAATATGCATACCTTTTTTGAAACAATAAAGGTCAATAGATACTATAGCAACAAAGAATTATTTGATTCTATTAAAGAAGTTGTAGTAGATACTACACCAAAAAGAATAAAAATGGAATTGCAAAAATTTGCATTAGAAAATAATTATAGAATTAAATTATACAATAGTGCAGGAACTGGAAGAGGATTTGTTTTATCCAATAATTTATAATATATTTGCAAACCGATTTTAAATAATAATAGAATGATACAGATTCTAAATAATAATATTGGCAGAAATGCCAACAACAAACCATCTACCTACTTGGCTGTATCCCATTTAGGAGATGGTTTTGTTTTCTAATATTATGATAGTTACAATATACAAATCTCTTAAAGAGGTTACCAATGGCTTTCAACGTGATGTCAACTATGTCTTTGAGCGCATTCGTTCTGGTAAGTCACAAAAGTTAATTGAAAAGATACAAGCGGAAACTGATGAGGAAAAGCAGCAATTACTAAAAAAAGAATTACCTGCAATCAATTTTCAAGGTGTTTTCAAAGAACGAAATGATAAGGGCATAAAGCAATTTAGCGGATTAATGCCATTAGATTTTGATAAGTTCAAAGATAAGGCTGAAATGATTGCGCTAATGGATTCTTTGCGTGATGATGAGTATGTGTTCGCAATGTTTATTTCGCCACGTGGTAATGGCTTTAAATTGATAATTAAGATACCTTTAGATGGTGCATCAAACTACAAAGGTTATTTTGATTCATTAAAAAACTATTTTGATTCAGAATATTTTGATGTTAGTAGTAGTAACATTTCAAGGTTGTGCTACGAAAGCTATGACCCAAACATTTACATTAACCCAAATGCATTAATATATAACGAAGTTGAAGAACCAGAGTATAGTGACATAGGCACAGTTACACCAATATTTGCAATCAATTCCGATAATAGAATAATTTCAAACCTTTTAACTTGGTGGAAGAAGAAATATGGCAACACTAAAGGGAGCAGGAATACAAATCTTTTCAAGTTAGCAATGGCATTAAACTGCTTTGGCATTGACAAGCACGAAGCATTGAATGTGCTAAATGAATTTCAAGAAAGTGATTTTACGTTATCTGAAATTGAAACATTATGCAAATCAGCCTACAAAAAATCAGAAGTACACGGAACAAGGTTTTTTGAAGACAATGCCATTAAGTTTAAAATTGAGAAACAAGTTAGGCAGGGAAAATCTGCGAAAGAAATAATTAAACTATTGCCAGATGTTGACCCTAAAAAAATTGATGAGGCATCGGAAACAATTAGAGAAAATATTGACATAGAAGACTATTGGTCATTTGATGACAAAGGAAAGTTTAAACTTTCACCACATAAGTATAAGTTTTGGCTGGAGAACAACAACTTTAGCAAATTCTTTCCAACCGAAAGCAAGACATTTACGTTTATTCAGATTGACCAAAACCAAGTTGAAGAAACTAACGAAAAAAGAATAAAAGATTATGTTTTGAATAATTTAATGGAGCGTAAAGATATTGGCTATTCTCCGTACGATTCAATGGCATCATCAACAAAAGCATTTAACATTGATTTTCTTGGTTTACTTGCAAGTGCCAACATTAAAATCAAAGAGGACACGCAAGATGAGATATTTCTTTACTACAAAAATTGTGTTGTTAAAATTACTAAAGATAGCTTTGAAACTATTGACTACCTTGATGTTGATGGTTACGTTTGGAAGAACCAAATCATTGATAGAGATTTTGCAATTAAAGACCATCACAATAGTGAATATAGAAGTTTTATCTGGTATATTGCTGGAGAGAATAAACAAAAGTATAATACTTTTAAATCAGTAATAGGTTACCTTATGCATAGCTTCAAGACATCTGCCAATAATAAGGCAGTAATTTTGAACGATAGTGTAATAAGTGAGAACCCAAACGGAGGTAGCGGTAAAGGTTTATTCTGCAATGCTTTAAGTCACTTGAAAAAGGTGAGCAGTATTGATGGTAAAACTTTTGATTTCAACAAATCATTTCCCTATCAAACAGTAAGCACGGATTGTCAACTATTGGTCTTTGATGATGTTAAAAAGAACTTTGATTTTGAAAGGTTATTTTCTTTGATTACTGAAGGTATTACCATCGAATATAAAGGGCAGGATGCAATCAAGTTACCAGTGCAAAAATCACCAAAAATAATTATTACAACTAACTATACAGTTGGAGGTGTCGGTGGGTCATTTGAACGCAGAAAGTTTGAGGTTGAACTATCTGATTACTTTAATGCTGCTAATACCCCTTTAATGAAGTTTGGCAAACTACTATTCGATGAGTGGGATGATGATGAGTGGAGCAGATTCGATAATTATATGATTCAATGCGCCCAATATTACCTCAACAACGGATTAGTTGCTGCTGAATTTGGAAACATTCACACACGCAAATTCATTAAGAACACATCATTTGAATTTTATGAATGGACAAAGACTCACGAAGTATTTAGCTTTAACGATAGGCTTTCCAAGCGTGACAAGTACAACGAATTTCTTGAAGAGTATCAAGATTTTAAAAAGTGGTTAAGTCAAAAGAAATTTAAACAATGGTTAGAAAACTATTGCACATTTTATGGCTACAACTACGCTGAAGGTAATTCCACACCAATTGGCAGATGGTTTACCATTGAGAATGAATCTCAAATGTGGGAAGATTTAAGAAACGAAGAAAAACCAAATTTTCAATGATACAATTAAGAGATTACCAAACCAAACTTGTAGATGAGGTTAGAAATTCATTTACCAATAAAAAAAAGAGAGTAATACTATGCTCTCCAACTGGCTCTGGCAAAACTGTGATGTTTACCTACATCGTTAAAAATGCAATCGAAAAAGGTGGCAGGGTGCTTATTTTTACCCATCGAACAGAACTACTTAAGCAATCATCAAAAACATTCGCAAATTTTGGATTAACACCAGAATTAATTACTGCCAATTCAACACCAGACCTCTCTCTCTCTTTGCACGTTTCAATGGTTGAAACATTTAACCGAAGAATTGAAGACTACCTACTTTTTTTGCAATCAAGAACATTGATTATAATTGATGAGGCACACCTTGAGAGTTTCACTAAATTGCTACCTTACTTTGCTCCACAAACTTATGTCATAGGTGCTACTGCAACACCATATCGAAAAGGTAAGCAGAATTCATTATCTGATTTCTACAATGATATGATTCAAAATGTTGACACACCAGACCTCATTCGTGATGGTTACCTATCAGATTCAATAACCTATGGAGTTGAAATTGACCTAAAGAAATTAAAGAGAAGAGGTGATGACTACGACACAGAACAATATTATCAAGAAAACAAAATATACGAAGGAGTTGTTACTAATTATAAGAGGTTAACACCTAATAAAAAAGCTATACTTTTTGCATCAAATGTTAATTCTTCAAAGCAGGTTTGCTTGCAATTTAATATTAGTGGCATTAAAGCAAAGCATATTGATGGTACAACACCAGATGCTGAAAGGATAAGCATACTTGAGTGGTTTGCCAACACACCTAACGCAGTAGTTTGCAATTGCGGAATATTAAATGCTGGATATGACCAGCCAGATATCGAAGTAGTTATACTTTACCGAGCAACGACATCACTACCTTTATTCTTGCAAATGTGTGGAAGAGGTAGTAGAGTAACACCAACAAAGTCAAAGTTTACTATTCTTGACTTTGGCAGCAATATTTCAAGGCACGGATATTGGGAGCAAAATAGATACTGGAGTTTAGAAAAAAAGGAAAAAGAAAATAAGAAAGCAGAACCAATGAAGTCTTGCAAACAATGTGAGGCACTTATTCCTGCACGTTCAGTAGAATGTAAGTTTTGTGGTTATATTTACAAACCGAAAACAAGAACGCAAAATGAAATGGCAGAATTAGTACTTTTGCCAAAGCCAAAATTAAATTCTTTGGCTATGAAAAGAAGTAATATAGAGAGAGTAGCTATGTGCAAGGCTGGTCTTGTTAAACCAGCGTACATATTGCATCAAATGACTGATATTGATGATGCAATGGAGTTTGTAGGTCTAATGGGATATAAAAAAGGTTGGTTACACTTTAACAGAGATAGATATAATGTGTTCAGAAGATAAGTTACATCAAGATTGCTACGTTTGGTTTCACAACACCTATCCCACTATGCGTGGCTTATTGTGCTATAACCTCAACAATAGCAAAAACAAAATTGATGGGGCAAGAAACAAAGCTAAAGGTCTAATAGCTGGGCGAAGTGATATGGTGCTTTATTATGATGCAAAAGCGTTTATGATTGAATTTAAAACATCTGATGGTGTGCAATCAGCAGGTCAAAAAGATTGGCAATGGTTGATTACAAGCAATGGTTTTCAATATTACATCATTCGTTCACTACCAGAGTTTCAAAGCCTAATACTAAACTTATTAAAATAATTCTTATCTTTGCAAAGTGTAAAATATCCGAAAAATACGGAAAAATACGAAAAATATACGAAAGATGGCACAATTTGAAAAAGGCAACAAAGGAAAACCAAAAGGAGCAACTAATAAACTAACCAAATCGGTAAAAGAAGCGTTTGAAATAGCGTTTAGTGAGTTACAGGAAGACAAAGAAGCTAAACTGACTAATTGGGCAAAAGAAAACCCAACCGAGTTTTACAAGTTGGCTGCTAAACTTATTCCAACATCTGTTAATGCTGATTTGACTACAAAAGGTGAAGCGGTTAAAATGTGGCAAGTAGAATTTGTAGATGCTAAAAAGTAAAGTAAAAATTAACGAAGCATACCGCCCCGCACTTTCAAGCCAACATAGATACTTGGTATTGAAAGGCGGGGCGGGCTGATTGGATCGGGCAAATCCATAGCGGCAGTTCAAAAGATAATTTTGCGCATAACAACCGAGCAAGGGCATCGCATTCTTTGCATTAGAAAAGTAGCAACAACAATTCGTAATAGTGTGTATCAGTTATTTGTTGATAAGCTATTAGAATACGATATATTTAGCGAATTTACGATAAACAAAAGTGAGATGCGCTTTACACACAATCCAACAGGCAACGAAATACTTTGTGCCGGAATGGATGACCCCGAAAAAATTAAATCAATTGCAGGCATCACATCAGTTTGGTGTGAGGAAGCAACCGAGTTGGATGAATTAGATTTTAATCAGTTAGAGTTAAGGGTGCGAGGCGAAACGAATAACTACAAACAGTTTATTATTACATTTAACCCAATAAGTGAGCAACACTGGATAAAGCGCAGATTCTTTGATGAACCCGATGCTGAAACCATGTTGATGAATACAACGTATAAAGATAATTCGTTTTTAGATGCCGATTACATCCATCACTTAACCGAACGTGTTAAAGCAAACCCAAACCTGCACAAAGTTTATGTTTTAGGCGAATGGGGCAAAGTTGATTTTGGTGGCGAATTTCTTAAAAGTTGGTCAACTATCAAACACACTGGCATTGTAACCTATGACCCATCATTAGCAGTTTGGCTTTCGTTTGATGAAAACGTAAACCCTTACTTTCCATGTGGCATCTTTCAAATTAGTGATGACAACGAAATAAGATTGATTGATTGCATTGCGCTAAAAAACCCCGATAACACAACCAAAGCAATGGGCAGGGCTATAATGCAACGACTTCGACATTGGAAGCATAACGGACATGTTTATGTGTGTGGCGATAGCACATCGCAAAAGGATGACGTTAAACAAGAAAAGGGCTTTGATTTGTTCCGCTTACTAATTAACGAATTAGATGAAGTTAAACCGATTCGCAGAGTGGCTAAATCAAATCCAAATGTGCGCCCGAGTGCCGATTTCTTTAATGCGATATTAGGCTACAATGAGCAAGGCATTAGTTTTATAGCTGATGAAAGTTGCCGCGTGGCAATATTAGATTTTGAGAATACCAAAGAGGATAAAAACGGAAAAGTAGATAAGCGCACAGTAACCGATCCTGTGACCAAAGTAAGTTACCAGCCATTTGGTCACATTGTAGATTTAACACGTTACTTAATCACATCGGTATTCGCCTCACAATATGCAAGGTTTCAAACAGGAATTATCAAACCGCTTGTTGTTGTGGGTAGAGATGCTGAATATAAATCAGCAAGTAGATTTTAGTTACATTTTAAGCATTTATCAAATTTTTTATTATTATTTTGCATCATGGCACGATTCTTAAAAACCTCCGACTATCTTAGCATTATTCAAACGGTTGACCTCAATCAAATAACCGAGAACACCCCGCAAAATTTGTATGATAGCGAGGTTAAGGCCATAAGTAGAATGCGCACTAAATTGGTGCAGCGTTACATGGTTGACATTGAATTAGGCACAATGGATGCCTATTCAGCAGCAACACATTACCGCACGCGTGACAGAGTAATATTAGGCGAAGTAATTACACACGTTAATGACTTTAATCGCTGGGATAATAAAACCGAATACATAATAGGCAACATTGTAACCGATGACAACGGCTTTGTTTACACAGCTATTGCAGCAAGCACAAACCAAGCATTGACATTAACTGCCTATTGGTCTAAAATGATTAACATTGCAACAAGCAACGCAACCTATTGGACTGTTGGCGATAATCGTTACCCGATGTTTGTGGAGCTTGCAATGGATATGACATTGTATAACCTACACGCAAGGATTAACCCAAGAAACATACCCGATTTGAGAATAGAACGCAATAGAGAAGCACTTGACCAATTAGACAGATGGGCAAGCGGCACAGATACGGCAGAGGTGTTAAACATCAATTCAACCGATAGCACTGGCTATTCAATTCGCTACGGAAATAGTTTAGATAAACAAGATAATTTCTTTAAATAATGGCTTGGTATAACGATATATTTAACTTCAATAAACCACAACCGCAAAAGGCTAACATACGTAAGACTATTGACTTTGAGCAACAGTTGCAACGTGTTAGACAAGATGCGACAAAGTTTAACATTGCGTTACAAGCGGCCGAAAGCCCGATGTACCCAAACCGCTTTTTATTGATGCAAACCTATCAGCAGATTGTGTTAGATGGGCAGGTGCAATCAGCAATGTTGCAACGTAAATCAAAGATATTGAGCAAGAAGTTTATGGTTTATGGCCCTGATGGCGAATGTGATGAATCTAAAACTGCATTGTTTAACCAAAAGTGGTTTTATGACTTTCAAAGTTTATCTTTAGATTCTATATTTTGGGGCTTTAGTTGCATTCAATTTGGCGCAATTATTAACGATAAGTATTCAAGTGTTGAATTGATTCCGCGCATTTATGTAGTGCCTGAATTTAGTTTAGTTCGCACCAACACAGCAACCGTAACAGAGGGCAAACATTTCGATGTGTCACCATACAACAACTGGTGTATAGGTGTAGGAGAAAAGAAAGATTTAGGATTAATGATGTACCTTGCGCCATACGTTATTTGGAAGAAAAACGCAATGGCCGCATGGGCTGAATTTGCTGAAGTGTTTGGCAGTCCGATAAGAGTTGGCAAAACCGATGTGCGCGATGAATTGACACGCAAAAACATGGAGAATATGCTCCGAAATATGGGTGTAGCTTCGTGGGCTGTGTTGGATTTAAACGATAACATTGAATTGATGCAAGCGAGCAGAACCGATGCTTATGCAGTGTTTGATAAAATGGTGGAGCGTTGCAATTCAGAAATCAGCAAAATAATATTAGGGCAAACAGGCACAACTGATGAAAAGAGTTATTCAGGTAGTGCTAATGTTCATGAGGGTGTTGCTGCTATGATTGCAAAGCAAGACACGTTAAAGATGCAGTTCATCATTGAAGACCAGTTAGTGCCAATGATGGTTCGTAATGGTTTTGACTTAACAGGTTGCACATTTAAGTATGATGACAGTGAGAATCTGCCATTGATGGAGCAAGCAAAGATAGATGCTTCATTTATGCCGTACGTTAAGTTTGAACACGAATATTTAGAGCATAAATACGGCATTGATTTAATGGATGAAATGGGTGTAGAGGAGGAAGAACCAACCGAACCAACCAACATTGCAAAACGATTAAGAAACATTTATAGTTAGATGTGCGGCTACTGCGACATATTGAATATTGACAAGGAGGTTGACCCACCAACACCGTTTGACGAAAACGATTTTAATCGTATGTCGAATGATGTGTGGATTGGTGCGATTAATAACCAAGTGTTGCCGGAAGGAATTTATTTAAAGACTGCAAAATATTTAAGAGATGGCATTGATTTGGCGCCAGTGGTTGATGAAATATTAACTGCCGATTTAACCAATAACATCTACATATTTTCGGGTGCTAAAACATACCAACAAACAAGGGCAATGACTGCGATGTTAGCCGACCCCGAATTGCAATCAAACTTCTATAAGTTTAAAGAGGCAGTTAAACCGATGTTTAAGCTATACAATGAAGACTATTTGCAAGCCGAGTATCAAACTGCGAAAGCTTCAGCACGTATGGCATCAGATTGGAAGCGTATAGAAGCCGATGCCGATGTATTGCCATTATTGCAATATCAAACTATTGGAGATGGCAGAGTAAGACCAACACACGCGGCATTAGATAACATCATTCGCCCAATAAGCGACCCATTCTGGAAACAATACTACCCCCCGAATGGGTGGCGTTGTCGTTGTACCGTAATACAACTATCAGAGGGGCAAGAAACTGATTTGAGCAAGTTTACACCGCCTAATGATGTGCCGCCATTGTTTAGGATGAACGCGGGTATTGATGGCTATGTGTTTAAGGAAAAGGGCAAAGATAAGCACCCTTACTTTGATGTTGCAAAGGGTGACAAAGAAATGGCTAAAAAGAATTGGAATTTACCTATACCGACATAATGGCAAAAAGCAATAAATTCGATTTAAAACAGACAGAAAAGAAAGCGCGTAAAGCGATGGAAGCGGCTATTGTAGATGTTGGTAATACTGCTAAAGTATTCTTTGTTGATTCATTTAGGAAGCAGGGTTTTGATGACAAGAATGTGCAGAAATGGAAACCGAGAAAGCGCACATCGTACACAACACGAAGCGGTAAGGTAGTTGATGACACAACACGCGCAATATTAGTTAAGACTGGAGATTTAAGGCGGTCAATTATACGTAATCCTGCAAACAGAGCCGCGTTAACTATTAAAATTAGCACTGATTTGGTTTATGCTGCGCGACATAACAATGGTTTAAAAAATATGCCCAAGCGTCAATTTATGGGCGATTCTTACAACTTAAATGAGAAAGTAAAAGCAGTTATTGTTAAACGATTAGATAAAGTATTTACATAATGCAATTAGCAATATATAATCAATTAAAGGCACGTATCAGCACACTTCAATCATTGAAGTATGTTGCACTATGGAACAACCAATTTGAGCGTGAGGATATTAACATTCCATTTAACTATCCTTGTTGTTTTATTGAGTTTCCATCTGCCGACTACATTGAAAACTTACAAGGGCAACAACAAGGCACAATGTCAATAGCTTTGCATTTAGGATTCGAAAGTTATAAGACAGAAGACACCGATGTATTGCAACTAAAACAAGACTTAAATGCTTTAATACATGGTTGGTCAACACCTTATAACAGTAGATTCCTGCGCAGAAGTGAAATTCAATCGGCAGACCATACGAATATTCAAGAATTTATCATTACTTACACAATGCAAGGCTTTGACTATTCTGCAATGGATGGCCCAACAACAGAGGTGTTAGTTACAACATTGGTTACAAACAACAGTCCACAATTAGATAACGCAATTATTCGCACTGGATTTATTCCTGAATCAATAGCGTTAACAAGTGAATTAAGTTACGAATTATTAACAGAAACAGGTTATACACTTATAATACAACAATAAAATGGCAGAGCAAAAAATTTCCGAGTTACCAGCAGCAGGCGCAATTACAGGTACTGAAAAAGTAATAGTAAATCAAAATGCAGTTACATCAATAACAACTGTTGATGCTATCGTTGGTTATACAACTGCAACAGGTGCAACAGGATCGTTTACTACTGCTAACGGCAAAACAGTTACCGTAGTTAAAGGACTTATAACATCAATAGTATAATGGCCAGAACAGTAGCCCAAATCAAACAAAGTATGTTGGATGCAAAGAATGCAGACCCAACATTATCGGCATTGACCTCAACAAGTCAAACTGCCAAATGGAATCTATATTATTTTATCGTAGCTTCTTGCATAGCTATATTTGAGCAGTTGCAAGACATATTTAAAGCAGATTTAGAAGCCATTGCAAGCACAGCAGCACCAAGCACACCGCAATGGACACGCAACAAAGTTTTAAAGTATCAAAAAGGCGATGTTGCTCAATTGAACACAACAACATTTACTATTGAATACCCAACCATTAACACTGCTAATCAAATATTGACAAGGTGTGCAGTAATAACCGCGCCAAATAGAACGGTGTTAATTAAGGTTGCTAAATCAGACCCACCTGTGCCAGTTTCAGTTGGTGAATTAGCCGAGCTTCAAAGTTATATTGAAACATTTAATCCTGCGGGCATTGCATTTACTTTAATCAATGAGAATAGCGATAAAATGGAAGTGGCAGCAACTATCTACTACAACGGTCAATATTCAGCAGTAATAAGCACAAATGTAGTAGCAGCGTTAAACAATTACATGGCTACCTTACCATTTAATGGTGTTATAAGCACGCAAGCAGTTGTTGATGCTATACAAGCGGTTGAGGGTGTTAATTCGGTATCATTAACACGTATATTAGTGAGAAAACATACGGTTGCTTATGGGTTAGGTGTAACATTGTATAATCTTTTATTGGGTGTTGATAGTGTGCAATATCAAACTATTTCGGGCTATGTAGCACAAGAAACAACTGCAACACATACCTTTGCAGATACACTATCTTATATTGTACAATAATGAGTAGCATCATAAATACGGATACATTCGCGGTCAACTTCTTGCCACCAAAGAAGCGGCTGCCGATTTACAAAGCTTGGACTAAAACACTTGTAAAACCATTGCAAGTGCTATACAACACAATGTTTGGCACGTTTAAAGATGGGAATGCAGCGGCATTGTATAGCGGTGCAACTGCCTACGCGGTAGGTAACCAAGTGAAATACACAGACAAAGCAGTGTATCAATGTTGGGTTGCAAGCACTGGTAATTTGCCAACAAACACAAACTATTGGTTTAAGATTCAAGACAATTTTGTAGGCATCGAACCGCGTTGTAAATACAATGCACAACACATCTTATTTGAATGGGCATTAAATGAGTGGTTTGGAACTACATTTGTAAATGTGCCGGGTAGTAGTGATATTTATATTGGCCCGGGCAGTCCAAGTGATGTTGTGCTTTACGTTGGATTTACCGAAACAAATAGTTCATTAATAGTTTATGGCAATAACGAAGCACAAACATTTATACAAGCTATAAACATTGCAAACACAGGAAGCGAGTTTACTATTAATGTGCCTATTTCGGTGGCAAATGCGTTAACAATACCACCTACAACAGATATTGCACCGAATATTAGCGCAAACAATGAAAATATTATTAGGCAAATTGCCGACCTGTATAATTATGCAGGCATAACTTACGATGTAATAACATATTAAAATGAAAAAAGTAAAATTCACAGACATTTCAAGTACAAGTGCAATGCCATTTAAAAGTGGCACATTAGCACATTTACAAGCGGCTTACCAAGAATCTGATTTAGATATGATTCAAATGTTAATAGCGCAAAATGATACAGAGGTAAATCCTGCGGTTTTATTACCTCGAATTATGTATGGTTGTAGAAAAGTTGGTTCAAGTATATCTATTGGTTGTATAGTTTATGGAGATGAAATATTTAGATGTTTGGCAACATCTGGTTTAACACCCGGAGTTGGTCAAACAATTGTAGGCACAATTACAACTACATACGTAACTGCTGCTAATTATGACCCTGCATTATTTTCAGATGGCACATCAAATAATGTGCATGAAATTAGAAGAATAGTTTGGAGTGTAGGCGCACCGTTTAGTGGTGATTTTAATTTTGATGACTTATTATTGTATGGTCAATGGAATACCATTGCATTTAATTCAAGTTACTTATCTGCATCAAGTGGCACATTAACATTACCCGGTGGTGCAGCAGATTGGAATGTTAAATATAGACAAGAGGGAAGAACTATTTGGATTGATTACGGAATAGGCCCAATGACATTAACAGGAAGTAATGCGAGTGCAATAACATTGACTTTGCCATTTACTGCTAATTTTAAAAGTCAATTTAACAACGGTGCTTATTATGATAATTTAGCAGGAAGCCCAACTAAAGGATTTGCACTTGGGTTTACAATTGCAGGTTCAAAGGATATAAACTTTACATTACCAAGTGGAGTTTGGACAATAGGCACAGGCATACAAATTTACGGTCAAATTACTGCTGAATTAGCTAAAATAGCGTAGTTTAAAACCTATTCTTACCATAATGCTCCGATAATATTTCTTTGAGCAAATAAGATTCTTTGGTGCCAGTCCTTTCGACTTCATCAAAGAATTTCTTTTTTAATTCGCCTGTTAAGTGAGCAGTTACGCGAGCTTTCGCGGCTTGTTTCTTTTCTGCTATATCGTTTTTCGGATTCGCCATTTTTAAATATTAGTTACTAAACACCACAAAATTAGTAACTTATTTCGATTCAACTGCAAATATGTAACGATTTTTGTACAATGAAAATTACGAACATATCTAACGAGGTTGCCACAATGCTTATTTATAAGCATATCGGCAATATTGATGGAATGGATAATGGCATTAACGGTGCATTTATCGCAGAGGATATTCAAATGCTTAATGATAATTATTCGGATCAAGTTAAGTGCATCAATATTCGTATCAATTCAATCGGTGGAAGTGTTGCTGATGGGCTTTCAATCGTTAGTGCAATACTTAACAGTGCTATACCTGTAAACACTTATATTGATGGCATGGCTTATTCAATGGCTGGTGTTATTGCTATTTGTGGTCAAAAGAAATACATGGCCGATTATGGCACATTTATGATGCACAACGCAAACGGTGGTAGTGATGAAGAAGTGTTAAATTTAATTACAAATAGTTTAGCAAAGATATTCGAACGCAATACAAATCTAACATTAGACAAGTGCAAAGATTTGATGGCAAAAGAAACGTGGATGACTGCCGATGAGTGTATGAGTTTAGGCATAGTTGATGAAATTATAGAAACAAAGAAAATGAAGCCTGCAATGAACGCAACTGTGCGCGAGTTACACGCTATCTACAA